CTTTTCATAGATCTCTTTTGTTTCTTTTAATTTCTTTGGGGAAGGTCTCATTGCTATACAGTTTTTCTATAATCTTATTTATTCAAGCGATTAGTTCAATAAACTCCCCAAGAACTTTCTTATTCATTTTCTTACTCTTAAGACTTTTGGCAAAAGCACTCTTAATTTGAGTCTTGGTTGCATCTTCCTTCACTTCAAATTCAGAAGTAGAAGAAAGTGCATTTGCAGAAAGACCGAAGTAAGTATGGTATCCAGAGTCATAAAGAGAAAATGCCCGTTCTTTTTTCCAAATACGTTGAGTTTTCTCAAACTTTTCACCAGTATAACCACAGTAACGACGAATAAAAGAGTTAGCGTCACGAGGTTCAAGAACACGAATACCAATGAAGTTTACATCTTCAAAGTTGTGTCGAAGATTACGGAGAAGAACGTCAGTAAACTCATACCACTCACAATCGAAAGAATATGTGTTTCCAGTCTTACGATCACGAAGGAAAGCATTATCATTAATTGATCCTGTCCCAATGAATGGTTCTTGCTCCCAACGACGTTGGATTTCACGATGATACTTGAGGGGTGCTGCTTCACCATCAGTCAGAACGACACACTGAACTTTCTGAAGTTTATTCTCTTGTTTAAACTTGGGAAGAATCTGATGCAGTGCAACCATTGCTTCATTCAAAGGAGTACCAGAAAGACCCAAACCAGTGGGAGTGGGAATAGCACTATAGCGTCTGAAAGAAGACGAGATACGGAAGAAGTTCTTCATTTGTTTCTCCATTTCTTTAGTCTTCACCTTGCTAGTGAAAATATTCATCAAGGAGAACCACTCCCCAATATGAAGCAAACCTTCACGCTTCGTGTATGCAAGATCCTTCAATTCTGCACTACCATCTTCCCTATAAGTAACTTTAGGATACTCATTGGTGAAGGCATAGACTTCAAAAGGAATATTAACTTTCTTACAAAACCACATTAGATTGAAGAGTTGCTTCATAGTATCAAGCATTACATCAGTCATTGAACCAGACCAGTCAAGAACAAACACCAGACCGTGATTCTTACCATCAGCAAGAGTTGTTACTTTCTTGAAGAGATCTTCATTGTAATTGTAGGTATGCAATTTAGTACAGTCAAGAACTCCAGTGCGAGCAGTAGTGGCACGGGCATAAGAATCTGCTGCTTTCTTACACTCAAACTCTTTCACCAAATAGTTGACTTCCTTTTGAGCAGATTTCTTGAACTTTTGAAACTCACTATCAACATATCCAAAAACATATTCAGAATCAATCTCATTTTCCCGAATCCAGTCATCCCACTCATTGAAACGAGAGTTGACTTCAGCATTATCAACAATAATTTTATCCAAGTCTAGTTTGGGAATCTCAACATAAACGTTTTCCCAAGAATCGGTAGAAGCAAGATTCTTGATTGCGTTTTCCAGATTGTTCATTGTAGAAACTTCTGGTTCTTCGTCATTTTCAGTTCCACCATATGATTCACCATCTTCGGGTTGATCCGATTCCCAAGAATCACTCGATTCGGATTGTTGAGAAGCGTCACTTTGTTCCGATTCAAAATCTTCCTGCTGGAGAGTCTGCATAGTCTCCCCACTACCACCATCATTTCCCTCCATTTGAAGGTCGTCAACTTTGGTTTGCATTTCCTGTTGGCGCTTGCAGAAGTTGTAGAGTTCTTCTGCAACGTCTAGAACGTCATCAAAGGTTTCAGTATCAGAAATACGCTGACAGAGTTCTTTTTCAGCGTCCTCAAAAGGAATATCGACAAAGTTACCAATCTTGAAGTGAAGATTTGCTTTATCTGCAAGATTCATATCACCAACATTTTCGTCAGCAATCTGAAAGAAGTCTTCTTCTGCAAGTTCTTCGTAACCACGATAGAAAGTCTTGGAGATACCAGCATACCGACGCTTCATCAGTTTCTCAATGCGAACGTCTTCAACAACATTCACAAATTGAGGAGGAATATTTCTATCTTTCAACCAGTTACGATCGGGAGTGTATAGAGCGTGACCAACTTCGTGACTGACAAGCATATCGTAGACCTGACCACTTGCTTTTTCCCACATAGGCAGAGTCAACACCCGAGTGTGGACATTGAAGCAGGCAGTCTCCACTTTCTTGTGCTCAACCACCAGATCTTCAGTAGCAAGCAGTTTGGCGAGTTGAGACTTGATTTCGTGAGAAACGGTCATTGCTTTGTTGCGTATGGACCTATTATACAAAAAAAGGAGGTCCGAAGACCTCCCAGTGTGCCAGTTTTAAAAGTGTTTTACTTATCACCACTAATGTCTTTATACTTGGTTCCACCTGGTCTATCAAATTTTCCACCCAAACGAGCACTAGGAACTACGTGCTTGCCAACTTTTTTTACCTCATCATTAAGACCATAGTCAGATCTCTTCACAGCATTAGCAGCTGCAATCCTAGCAGATCTAACTCCAGGAATTGCATCAATCGCTTTTTTTGGTGGTCCAACAATTCCTACTTCCTCAAGAATAGCAGATCTCTCTTCGTCAGTAAGAACAAGCATTGCTTTAAGTGCTTCCTCTTCTGTGAGACCCTCACTCATTAAGTAACCTTTAACAATATCAAAGAGATCTGCAGAGTTGTTTTGCTGAATCCTTTTCTCCTGATCCGCTTTAGTTGGAGTATTTTTCCCAGGACCTGCAGGTGCCAAAACTTTTTTAATTGTTTGACCAACAGGATTTTTATCCATAAATTCTGCACCAGCCTCAAGAGCTTTCTTTACAGGTTTTTGGAGTGCTGGAACCATTTCGTCAAGTTGCTCACCAGCATAACGATGATTCTCTTCGTTGTGAGATCCTTCTGTAATAATCTCCAGTTCTTCTACAGAAACGTTCTCTACAATACCGTGCTCAAACTGAACATCATAGTGTGAAACGAAGCCGTTCTCATCGGGAACAGCATGTTGTCCAAAAATGCACTCACCTTCACCATACTCTTCATGGCATACTTTTTTAGCGCAGTTGTGAGCGCCCTTTTCAGACTTGCTTACACAATCGCCTTTTTTCTTTTTACCATATCCCTCATAAACGGAAGCGTATGCCTCCATCAAGGATCTTACTTGTTTTGCTTCCATTTTAACAAAAGTTTTGTAGTTATTTATTTCATCTTGGTATTATAAGTTCTACCTCTCCAGGTGAACTCTTTCTTACCAGAAGCACGAGCAGCAGAAAATGCCTTATCAAAATCTTTAGCAGCAGTAGTCAGTTGAGTTCTAGATCTTCTTGTTGCTTCTGCTTCTGCTTTTGCTTTTTCTTGTTTTTCAGTATTGGCAGCAGCAGAACGCTCACCAGTTGGTTCTGGTACTGGTTGCGATGCTGCTCTGGTTTCTGCTTCCTGTTGAGCAAGTTTTTGTGCTCTCTGTGCGTTCCTTTCAGCACTAGTTTTATTTGCCTGACCAACACTATCAATTGCCGCCGCAGTCAATCCACTCATTCCAGTAACTGCAGCGACTTTCTTGGGATCAACTCCTCTAGCAGGTGACGCTGGAGGTTGAGGAAGACCTGGGGCAGTTCTTTGTGGTTGTGCTCTTAAAATACTCTTACTTCTATTTGCAATATTACCACCAGCAACTGCAAAACCTTGAGTGTTACCAGGAAGTCCAAGATTAGGATTTCCTGTAACGTTTCTCAATTCCTGTGCCCTATCAGACATACCAGGAAGTCTCATCTGTCCTGGTGCTTGTGTTGATCTTGGTACTTGTGGAGTAGGTGCAGCAGGTCTTGGACCTTGGAATGTAGGACCAGATCCAGGGAATGGTACTTTTCCACCACTAAAGTCTTTTAGTTTACCACCCTTACTAAAAATACTTGTTTGAACAGGAGTGCCAGTAAGTCTCTTTGTTGTTGCCTTTACTGCTTGCTTGGCAGTAGGTGTCTTTAAAATGCCAGACATCATTCCGACTGCCTTAAGCATATTGAGAACTGCCCTACCCTTATTTTCGGTGAGCAGTCCATACTCGTGGACATTTGCTTCGTAGAGGTGGTTTACAACTTCGGTTGCTTCATCATCCTCAATACCCCTTTCAATAAGATATTGATATACCTCTTCGTAAAAGTTTTCCATCTCTACAAATACTTTTTAGGTATTTATGTCCTCACTTGTTTCAGAAGAGACCATACGTGAAAATCCTTTTACCTTGTCGAATTTTACGACATTTTCAAACTTGTCGTACATATCCGCTTTGTGCGAAATAACAAAAATATTTGCGTCTTGGATCACAAATCGAATAATCTTAAGGAACTCATCAGTCCCAAACCCATCAAGTGAAGAATCAAACACTTCATCCATAATCAGCAGGTTGGTGTTTACAGAGTTTTTGACACGCGCTACTTCACGCCAAGTGAAGAGAAGGGCAAGGTCGATTCTCATCTTTTCACCTTCACTAAAGGAACTGTAAGAGAAGTCTTCGTGAATGGGAGACTTGACAGTTTCTTTAAACTCTTCATCAAGATGGAAATTAATGTAAAAATCCATCAT